GGGTCGTTGGTTGTGTGTTGTCGAGGCATGTCGGGGTTCCTTTCGGTTGTGGTTATCTTAGGGCGTAGGGCAAGGTCAAGGGCACTGACGCCCACAGCGGAAATGCACCGCTGCGGTTGTCCTCAAGTTCCATGCCGGAATTGGGTTGTTTGTGTCCCCCACTATTTAGGGCTAGTAGCCCATGGAAGCCTGTCTATTTGTTTTCGGTGGACAACCATTCGCAATATACGTTTGAACGCTGGTCACCTGCAATGCGCAAGCGTCTACCCACGTTGCCGTGTGTTCCCACAGACGATTCCAGAATCCGTCAAGGGCTAATGACCATCTCTTTATGGTCTGCTGTTGTCTGTTTTATGTTTAATTATGTTTATTCGTGCGACACCCAGGCGCCGTCAATGAGGACACGGGCAAACGATATGTCACGGTTTGGTATCGGTGTCCCTGAGACTGTCACATAGGTAAGTTTTGGAAAGTCTGGTGGGCCGTCAACAATGATAAAAGCAATGTTGCTGCACGTGTAGTCAACGCTTTTGGGTTCGCTAAGTTCGCCTTGGCGCTGATAAATCTTTATAGGGTTTGCTGGTACAACAATTTTCATTTGGGTTTCCTTGCTAGTCGGGTGGAGATTGCTTCAATGTCTTTAGGCCGCCACAGGTACACTTCCTGCCCTGCAATGGTTAACGCCTCAGACCATACAACTTGCATGGGTGACAGTTTGGCTTTGTCGTTACCTTTTAATTCTGCAAAGATGACGCCTCGACTTTCATGGCACAGGACTAAGTCTGGGAATCCTGCGTGCCCTTGTAGCGGGGTTTTCCACACCCCAGGGCGGATTTCCACAGCCCTAGTGTGCATAACTAACCAGCCGTGAAGTTTGGCAAGCATAATTACTTGAGATTGGAAATAGGACTCTTTCACAGCTTCACCACTTCAGGACTGTAAACAATAGGCAACCACTCCATACCCTCTAAAGCTGTCTGTGGTATCCACCAACACATAAACGGTTCGTCTGGTCTGCGTCTTTCCTTGCGCCCAATACCAGAAGCAACAATAGTTTTAGCGGTGTCAAAATGCAGCCAACCAGCCAAACGGACTTTGTTTGTGCCAACAATCGCCAAAATGGTTTGAACACCCATACGATGTTTGTCTTGAAAGATTAAATGCCCGTCTTTATGCAACGTGGCTTTGACAGCGTATTTGCCTACGTCGCCGTGCCTGGCGATTTCAGGGCCGTAATCAAAACCGTTCCAAAACATAGACAGCGCTTTAGCGACAGCCATTTCACCTTTGCAGCCGTACAAGTTTTCGTCATAGTTAGTTGCTTTGTCCCTGTCCCAATGTGCTTTGGGTTGCCAATGGTCTGTACGCAATTTGGCGGTCACTTCACACACCGCCATTTCCCAATCGTTTAACAGCACACCGACGGCGGTCATGCTTTGCCCATCTGTTTAATAATGGCGTTTGCTTCTTTCCAATCGGCAGGAACAGCGCCCGTGTATCCGATAGCGGACAGGGTTTGTAGTTGCGATTTTGACACGGGCCACGGCTTATCGCCGTCAGCTGGTTTTGCTTTAGTTTGCGTCCCTCGACTAGGTGCAACAGTAGGTGTGTCGTTTTGGCGGTTTTGCACCTCCTCAAACGACGCCATTTTGCCAAACGGAATCATCATGCCTAAAGCCCTACCTAAAGCGCTAGTGCTGCAATTCATTGCCTCCGAATTGGCGGTAAACGGTGTGCGCCCTGGGAAAATTTCCCAACATGTCGCAACACACGGCAACGGGTCTAACGGGTCACGGTAAACGGTCATAGTGACAGCTATAAAAGTTTTGTCGCCTACATTTATTACTTTGGCTGGTTCCTCTACCACTCTTAATTCAGGCCATTTGTCGAGGGCTAACTTAAAGCGTGTAGGCACGTCTACATAATCTCCAAGGTTCATTTAAAGCCGCCTAGACGCATAGCAACAATAGTGTCCTGCGAATTTTTGGTGAGGTTCACAAGGTTAATACCGTTTTCCTCAGCCGTGTACGCCAACTCAAAAAGGCATTTGCGCAAATGGTCAATGTCCTGCCGCATAGTTTCTATCTGCCAGGCGGCGGCTTTCATAGCGATATCCGCTTTAGTGATAGCAGCGCTTAAGTCTTGCATTTGTTGATTCATAGTCGGGACCTTTCGGTTGTCGGGTTAATGGCACTATACATACTAGGTGTGCCGTCGTAACGCATACGGCGCCTGTCGCCCTCCGTCGTATTAGCCCACAAGCCTTGTAAGGCTTTATCTGCAAACGACATAGCAAAGTCGAGGCAATCAAAATAGACGGGGCAGGAGTCGCAAAACGGTTTAATCATTTTGCGGGCTAACGCCGATTCGGTTCCGTTGGCAGGAAAAAAAAGGTTGGTTTCAAGGCCACGGCAATTTGCGTATTGTTGCCAGTCGGGGCGGTCAACATCAAACATGGCGTTAGCAAAACCGCCAAGGTTGCCAACCGCATTGCCCTTTGGTTTCACGGCCCGAATACAGCAACCATGCCCAATGCAAGTTTGTTGACGGGTTGAACATGTCGTCAGGTGTTAGCCCCATGTCTGCCCACCATTTGTGGTGTGCCGCATAGTTAGCCTGGATAAGTCCAAAGTCTGCACAGGGGCTATCAGAATGGCTTTTGCTGCACGCTGTCGCCTTACACCTAGATTCACGCCACATAATTTTAGACAGCGTTTTAAGCACGGCTGGGTCATTAGGCCACCCTGCGTTTACAGCGGTCAAAAACCATTGTGCACAAGGCAAGTCCCGCAATTCCTCAGCAAAGACGACAGGCGCAACCGTTGTCGTCGTCGTAGTCAACGGCGGGTACAGCTGGCCCACCACTTGACTAGGCGTATACATTTGCACGGTGATTCGAGGGCTTGTCTGGACGACAGGCGATAACTCAACGGGCGCCGTAGCAAAGCCTGTAACTACCGTCCAGCACATAAGCCAGGTGAATAGGGCTAATCCTATAAAGCGTTTAACAGTCATTTTGGTGTCCTTTAGTCGGGGTAAGGTCGGGATATGTCTACCGATTCGGTGCGATGAAGTCAAGCACCCTTGAAAATGGTTTTAAACGCATGGGCCACAATGTCTGGGTGGTCAGCTAGTAGCGGCGATATTTCCACGTGAACCCATGTGCCGTTTTTGCTGCCGATAGTGTTTTTTTCGTAGATACGCCAGGCGTCCCTATCGCAACGGTAACCAGCGCCCCAACCAAACTTAGACGGCTTATAGGTGTTGCTGTAGTCGTGTATCTCCTCAACACCTAAAATGTCACGGTGAACATACAGAAAGTCAATTAGCTTGTAGCGGGTCACCCTGTCACAAGACAAGTCAAATGCCCGCCAGGTGCTATGCACAGACTTAGGCGGGTTAGGCATACCAGAATTTTTAATAAGGCGGTCCGCAAATATGCCTAAAGACTTGACGCCAAATAGGAATTCGCAATAGTCCACAAACGTTTTAGTGCCCAATCGGGGACGGGCATGTACGGAATCTTTAAGTCCCGTGTAGGGCCGTATCGTCACTTAGGTTTCCTACCGATAATCGGCGGTGTTTCTGTTGTGCCTCGAATACCGTTGCCTATCCCGTATCCAACAATAGAACCAATAAGCCCTGTGCCTGCTGACTGTTCAATTTTGCCAAGCGCCATAAGCACAGTAATAGACGCCAAACCAAACATCACAATGAGCGCTTTAGGAGGGTTAGTGATATTCATAGCGGCGGGTCTGGTATGTCGGCTTCGTTGGACGGAATCCACGTAGCGGGAAAGTCTCTAATCTGTTGACGCCACACGGCCCACTCCGCAGATTTCTCTATTGTTAACGGGTTGTTAGGGATTTGTGTCCAGTCGGAGGCATACAGCATTTCTATAAGCACCTGGTCTAAAGCCTGTTCCAAACTTTGTGTTTCCGTATCTGGGTTTAATGGCACAATCATTAGTAACCGCTTCCTACATCTAGGGCGTACAGCTGCGGGAACCGTGTAGCGCTT